GACTACTGGCTCGGTGTGCCAGGCGCGAAAGGTCGCAAGTGCGATTGGCCGGCGACGTGGCGCAACTTCGTTCGCAGCGAATTCTCGCGTGCGCCGCCTGCCAGAGCCTCGCCGAGTCGTGCCGAGCGCCTGTCCGCAACCGTCGCAGCCTTGACTGGCCGCAAATCGCAAGAGGTCGTCGATGTCGAAACCACTACCGTCCGCCTGGGTTGATCGCCTGTTTAGCCGGCTGGCCGCGTTCTACGGCAGCCAGAAGCTGGCGACGATGTGGGTCGATGCCGACATGGCCGAGGTCAAAGCGGTGTGGGCCGAGCAGCTCGGCCGTTTCGAGCCGGCTTCGATCTCGGCCGCCTTGCAGCGACTCATCGACAGCGGCAACCAGTGGCCGCCGACGTTGCCGGAGTTCGTCGAGTTGTGCCGGCAAGCGGCGGTCGGCAGGCAGCAGGAGCAGCAGTTCGACGCGCTGCCTGCGCCGGGTCAGTCGAAAACCGACGTCGAGACGGCCAAGCAGCGCGTCGCTGAACTGATGCGCTCGCTGGCCGCGGCCAAGCGGATGCCGACATGACCTGCGCTAGTTGCCGCCACGCCCGCCAGATCGGCCCGGTGCTCTGCTGCACGCACCCGAGCGAGCCGCAGCGCGACATCGGTCCTCGAGCGGCGTCGGTCGTTTGGCGCAACCGCTGCGGCGGCAAGGGGTGGGCGCGATGATCCTCTACGGCCTCGACCCCGGCCTCACCGGTGCGATCGCCCTCGCCGTGAACGGTGCGTTGATCGACGTGCGCGACCTGCCGGTGCGGATGGAGGGCGGCGGCATGGTCAAGCGCCGCATCGACTCGGCGGGACTCGCGGCCATCGTCCGCGAATGGCGCGCGCAGCTCGGCGTCGATAGCGAAATGGCCGTGATCGAGCGGGTGTCGGCCATGCCGCGCCAGGGGTCGGCCAGCACGTTCAGCCTGGGCCACACGGCGGGCGCGGTCGAAGCGGTCATGCTCGCCTTGGGCTGCCCGGTGGAGTTCGTCGCGCCCGCCGCATGGAAGCGCGCTGCGGGGCTGGGCCGCGACAAGGCCGACTCGCGTGCCAGGGCGAGCCTCATCTACCCGGCGCAGGCGGGCTTCTGGACGCGCGCAAAGGACCACGGGCGGGCCGAGGCGGCGCTGCTCGCGCGCTACGGCTGGGACAGGCTGGCATGACCGCCCTCGCCCTCGCTGCGTTCGCAGCCGGCGCAATGGTCGGGCTGGGCGTCGGGTGGTGGGCGGCGGGAGGGGTGCGGTGATCGTCCTGATTCCTGACGACTGGGATTACAACGAGATCAGCCAACCATGTACATGAGCGGCAGCGGGCATAGCGTCAGCAGCGACGAGCCGGGCGACGACCCTGCCGAGCAGGTACGCAAGATCGCCGAGGAAGTCACCGGGAAAACGTTTTCACGGCCCAAGCCGCGCATGGGGTTTCTGTGATCGTCAGCACGGACAACCTGCGCGCGATCGCCGACGATATGGACGAGGCGGGCATCGCGCTCGACGGGTTCGTGCTGATCGCGGTGCAGGCGGATGACGGCGGCCGCGTGCGCATCATGGGTTCGCTCGAAGATCGCGAGGCGAACGCAACCGTGCTCCGGCTGGCGATCAAGATGCTCGGGGGCGGGGCGCTGCAATGAAAACCAGCAGGGAGAGGTCGGACACCCTATGACGCCAGATACCCTCGCCGATCTGCTCGCCCGGTGGGCCACTTGGGTAGCAGCAGGCAACCGTGCCGGGCTCGGCTACGCGATGGTCGGTTACGCCGAGCGGGTGGGGTCAAGTTGGAGCACGGAGAACACGCCGCCGCCGGTCGATACGGCCATCCTGCGGGTTGACGAGTGCATCAAGCGACTGCCTGAGGCGCACAAACAGGTCGTCGTCTGGCACTACACTATGCCGGGCACGGCCAAAGCCAAGCAGGCGCGGCTCGACATCAGCCGGGAGCGATATTACGAACTGCTTGACCACGGACGTGCGTTCGTTGGGCATATGCTGGAAGAGCAAGCGGCGTAATTTATTGTGTAGCGACACAGTGGGGCCACGTCGCAACGGATGCTATAAGGATTAGGTAGGCTGGCTTCGTGCCAGCGCAGCAGTCTCCTCCCCTCGCGCATCCAGCGCGTTTGCCCGCCGAGTGCGGGCTTTTTCTTTGGTGCCGAATGCTCCGACCGTTGACCCGCCCCCTCGTGCGCCCGCTGACTCGGCGGGTGACGGAGCCGGGGTTTGGCGGCAGAACGCCCAAGCCCGGTGATTACCTGCTGGATTCGAGCGGCAACTACCTGACCGACGAGTCGGGTAACAGGCTTACGGCGTAAGGAGATAGATCATGGCAGACGTAGCAGTTCCTTCGATTGCAACGGCAACGCCGAGCGATTCCGATACGGTTCTCGGGGTGCAGGGCGGGGCGGTCAAGCGGTTTTCGGTGTCGGCTCTGCCGTTCACGCAGGACGGCACGGGTGCGGTTGCCCGGACCGCGTTGGCGAAGATGAAGGAGTCGGTAAGCGTGGCTGACTTCGGCGCCGTCGGGGATGGCGTCACGGACGACACGGCGGCGATCGTCGCGGCGCTCGCGTCTTTGACGAGCGGCGGCGCGCTGTACTTCCCGCCGGGCACCTACGTCGTGCAGCGCGGCGATGGCGCCGCGACGACCGATACGATCATCGCGGACAACGTGACGATCTACGGCGCGGGCGCGGTCATCAGCGGGTACAAGGGCGACGGGACTACGCCGAACGACGTAGGTAATCAGTATTACAACGTCGTTCAAGCGACGAACCGAAGCGGCATCACGATCCGCGACCTCGCTTTCGCTGGCTACACGACGCCCGTCTCGCTCTTCGGCTGCTCCAACGTCCTGATCGAGGGCGTCTCCGATACCGGGCTACTGGCGAATGCCGGCGGGTATCTGCGCGACAAGTCGCTCTATCTGCACCAATGCACTGACGTTCGCGTGGTCGGGTGCCGGTTCCTGAACGTCAACAACTCGGTATACCTGTCCGGCGACGGTACGACGCGCACCGGGCAGGTGGTTGTCTCCGCGTGCCACTTTGAGCATAACGTCGCGGCGGGGAGTTTTACCGCGCTATTCCCGGTCGGCGTGTATCACTACTACGCTGATGACGTGGTGGTGTCTGGTTGCGCGTTCAAGAACATCTATTCGAGCGTCGATGGCGGGACCATCGGCACTGGGATGGGCTACGGCGTCTACGAAGGCGACGGCGCGGGCGATAAGCTGGTCGTAACCGGGTGCGCGTTCCAGTTCGACGGCAACGGCAGCAAGAACGCTATCGGCATCTACGTCAACTTTACCCGCGATGTCGTCATTAGCGCCAACGCCTTCCGCTCCGAGGCTGGCGGCAACATGACGCGGGCGGTACTCATCGATACGAAAGACGACGGCAGCATCCGCAGCGTCACCGGGAACACGATCAGCAGCGCGGATACTTCGACGCATTACGGCATCTACTGCAAGGCCACGACTGAGCAGGCCGCCCGTTTTCTCGTGACCGGGAACGCCGTTCAAGGGTGCTCTAACGCCATCCGCATTGAAAACGGGTTAGCGCAGGTGCTGATTTCGAACAACCTGTGCGACGCGCAGACCGCAGAGGCGATACGTCTTTCCGGGTCCGTAACGAATGTACTTAAGTTCCCGGTCCTCTCGGGGAATCGTATCGCCGGCTGCGGTAAGAACGGGGTCTACTTGGTGTATGTCACCAGCGTCCAATTAATCGGAAACACGATCATCGACGGGAACACGGCAGCGGTCGCCGGGGACCTCGGCGCAGCGATCTGTTTCGTCAACTATTCCTTCGGCTCCCTGATCGCTAACAACTCCATCGGCAACACGGCATTCGGCGGCGGCGGGTTCACCTACGGGGTGCAGAACGCATACAGCACCTCCGGGCGCATCTTCAAAGACATTACGCCCGGCAACGCGTTTTTCGGGCTGCCGCCAAACACCCAGTTCGGCCGCTTCCATACGTCCTCACCCACAGTCAGCGTCTTTGATGCCAACAAAGGCGATTTCGTGCAGAACGTACAGTTGGGCGCGTCCGGCGTGCCGGGCTGGTACTGCGTGGAAACCCGTTCGCCGACGCTGACCGCCGACGCATCCAATGCATCCACGACGATTACGCTTTCTTCTACCGGGAGTGTCAGCGCGGGCGATGTGATCTTGCTGTGCAAGAGCGCCGACCCCTACGCGGGAGACTACGCGGACACGAACAAGTGGCACGCGGACACGGTTGCCAGCGTCACCAACAGCACGCAGCTTGTACTGACCAACGGCATCCCGGCCGGGGATGGCACCTATACGGCCGGCACGGCGTCGGTGCGTATTGCGCGGTTTAAGGCCGCTGCGGCGGTTGCGGCATAACCATGCCCAGACCCTCCACCTACACGCCGGAACTAGCGGACCTGATCTGCGAGCGCCTTGCCAATGGCGAGAGCCTGCTGCAAGTGTGCCGGGATGACGGTATGCCGCCGGAAAGCACGGTGCGCCAGTGGGTTGCGGATGACAGGGAAGGGTTTTCCGCGAAATACGCGCACGCGAGAGACATCGGGCTAGATCACCAGGCTGACCGCATCATCGAGATTGCCGATACCGAGGCCGACCCGGCGCGTGCGAGGGTAATGATCGACGCGCGAAAGTGGCACCTGTCGAAGATGGCCCCGAAACGGTATGGCGAGAAGATCAGCGCGGAAGTCAGCGGCCCGGACGGGGGCGACATTCCCCTGTCGGTTGCCGTGCGCTTCGTGAAGGCCGATGGCGGAAGTTGACGCCGCATTTCCCGACAAGCTGCAATTCCTGTTTCAGCCTGCCCGGTACAAGGTAGCCCACGGCGGCAGGGGTTCGGCGAAGTCCTGGGGCTTTGCAAGGGCACTGCTGATCCAGGCGGCGCAAAAGCCTCTCCGGGTGCTGTGTACGCGGGAAGTCCAGCGGTCGATCAAGGATTCGGTGCACAAGCTGCTCTCGGACCAGATCGAGGGGCTAGGGCTTGGGAAGCTGTACGACATCCTCGCCACCGAGATTCGCTGCAAGAACGGCTCCGAATTCATCTTTGCCGGGCTGAGTACGCAAACGGTCGAGAGCATTAAGTCGTTTGAGGGAATCGACATCGTATGGATCGAGGAAGCGCAGGCAGTCTCCAAGCGGTCGTGGGATGTGCTGACGCCGACGATTCGCAAGCCCGGCTCGGAAATATGGGTGTCGTTTAACCCGGAACTGGAAACCGACGAGACGTATCGCCGGTTTGTTGCCGTGCCGCCTGCTGGATCGGTGGTCGAACAACTGAACTGGCGCGACAACCCGTGGTTTCCGCCCGAGTTGGAAGCCGAACGGCAGGACACGCTAAAGCGCGACCCGGACTCCTATGAAAACATTTGGGAGGGGGTTCCGCGCCGGTCGGTATCGGGTGCGATCTATGCGAAAGAGATCGACAGGGCGTACCTGGACGGACGGGTGCGGCCAGTTCCCTACGATCCGAAGCTGAAAGTTCACACGGTTTGGGACTTGGGCTGGAACGACAGCATGTCGATCCTTCTAGTCCAGAAGTCGACGAGCGAGATTCGGGTAATCGACTTCATCGAGGACTCGCACCGGACGCTTGACGAGTACGCGGCCATGATTAAGCAACGGCTGCTGAACTTCGGGACGCACTACCTGCCGCACGACGGGGACGCGAAGGACTTCAAGACCGGCAAGACGGCCCGCGAGATTCTGGCAACGCAGTTAGGCGCGGTGCAGATCGTGCCGAACATCGGGGTTGAGCAGGGCATCAAAGCCGCCCGGATGCTGTTCGGTCAGGTGTACTTCGACGAGACAAAGACGCAGGCGCTTCTAGAGCATTTGAAGCGATACCGGCGAAACATTCCCGTAACCACGAACGAGCCGACGGCGCCTGTTCACGATGAACACTCGCACTCGGCAGACGCCTTTCGCTATCTCGCAGTCATTGCCGACCAGATGCGCAATGAGCAATGGGGCGAGATCAAGTACGACAACCGAGGAATCATTTAATGGCCCGTATGACCGATGACGAACTTCTTGCGCTGATCGAGGCGCGAGAGGGTGAGTCGTATGGGTATGGCGACGGCGAGCTATCGGAGAAGCGTGCCGAGGCGATTGCGCGATTCCTGGGCGAACCCTACGGGGACGAGCGCGAAGGCCGCTCGCAAGTGGTCGCAACGGACTTGCGCGATACGGTGCTGTGGGCCATGCCGCAACTGCTGCGGGTGTTCCTCGGCGGCGATGAGTTGGTGCGGTTCGATGCTCGCGGCCCGGAAGATGAAAAGCAGGCCAAGCTAGAGACGGAGTATGTCAACTGGCTGGCGCTGGAACGCAACGACGCATTCCAGCACTTTTGCGTCATCGTGCAGGACGCTTTGCTGCTTGGTACGGGCTACGCAAAGGTCTGGTGGGATTCGAGCGAGGACATCCAGACCGAGACGTACTACGGCAAGTCCGACGACGAAATCGGCTTGCTGGTCAACGATCCCGAAATCGAGATCGTCGAACACAGCGCCTATCCCGATCCGGCTGGAAGCGGGATGTACATGGACCCGCTCGCCGGTCCGGTTCCCTTGCCTGCGCCGACGCTGCATGACGTAAAGGTGAAGCGTCGTTATGCGGAGGAAATAGCGAAGTACGCTGCGGTTCCTCCTGAAGAATTGCTCGTTCACAAGACGGTGCGCACGGGCTCGGTGCAGGAAGCGGCATTCGTCGAGCATCGCCGGATGGTGACGCTCTCCGAACTGCGGGAGATGGGTTACGACATCGCCGACGACGATTTCAGCGCCGACGATTGGATCGACAGCGCCGAGGAAGAAGCCCGGAATCGGTACGAGGACGAACACAGCGAGGCGATCGACGCCGACCCGTCCATGCGCCGCGTGCTGTACCGCGAATGCTACCTGCGGGTCGACATCGACCGGGACGGGATCGCGGAGCTGCGCAAGGTCTGCATTGCGAATAAGAAGGTGCTGCACAACGACGAGGCGGACTGTGTTCCGTTTGCCGCCTTCTCGCCGATCCTGTTCGGGCACCGGCACCACGGGCTGTCGTTTTTCGACTTGCTGGCCGAGATTACGGCGATCAAGACGGCGCTCCTTCGTGGGATGTTGGATAGCCAGTATCTTGCGGTGCAGCCTCGGACGGCGGTCGATGTCAACCGGGTGAATCTGGACGACATGCTGGTGTCGCGGCCCGGTGGGGTTGTCCGGGTGCAGGGCGATCCTGCGAGCGCCACGATGCCGCTTGTTACGCCTGACGTTGGCAAGACGGCGCTGTCGGGCATTCAGTACATCGACGCATGGAAGCAAGACGCTTCCGGCATCAACCCGTACTTTCAGGGCGGGGCGATGCTGGATTCCCAGGCGTTGAACAAGACCGCATCGGGTGTCTCGCAGCTAATCACGCAGGCGCAGAGCCGGATCGAGGCAATCGCCAGGTCGCTCTCCGACGGCGTGCGCGACCTGTTCCTGCTGCTGCACCAGATCACGCTCAAGAATGCGACGAAGGCAGAGAAAGTCCGGCTCTCTAACGAGTGGGTTCCGATCGACCCTCGGGAGTGGGTGCGCCGGTCGAATCTGAGCGTGCAAGTCGCTTTGGGTGCTGGCTCGAAAGAGATGCAGACGCAGCAGTTGCAACAACTCATGGCGATGCAGATGCAGTTGCTCCCGGTTGGCATGGTCAAGCCGGAAAACCTCTACAACACGGCGTCCCGTTTGACGCAGGCGATGGGCTTTCGGTCACCGGAAGAATTCTGGACCGACCCGAGCAAGCAGCCGCCGCAGCCGCCGCCGCCGAACCCGCAGATCGAGGCCGAGAAGATCAAGGCGCAGGCTCAGATGCAGGTCAAGCAGATCGAGATGCAGGCGCAAGCCTCGGACGATCAGCGCCAGTTCCAGATCGAGCAGCAGCGGCTACAGATCGAGGCCGAGATTGAGCGTTACAAGGCCGACCTTCGGGATTCCAGCGAGCG